CCTTGGCGACATCGCAGACGAGATGGGCATCGGGATTCGAAAAATCGAGCTGGACAACGTGGACACGACGCAGGCGTTCGGCAAAGTCTTGCATGGCAAAGCGTCCGACAAGCTAAACGAGATCGCCTATGCGTACAACGCCGACTGGTCGATTCAGGATGGGCAGCTCCAAGTCGTGTCCCGCTCCAAAACGGCCGACATCGGACCTCGATTCACGCCCGAACGCAACAACATTATGGAAATCGGAAAACGATCAGACGACGACGGCGTGAACTTGAAAGTCCTCCTCCAACCCGAGCTTGTGCCCGGCGACCGATTCGAGATCGGAGATACGAACAAAAACCCTCGACTCACCAACGACTACGACGGGGTCTATAAATCGACAGAGATCGTACATGACGGGTCCTCGAACGGAGACGAGTTCTACACGAAAATCAAGGCCCGCCGCACACAGGACGCCAGCCAATGACCGAGTCCGCCACCCTCGCAGACGCCATCGAGTCGACCGTCGAATCGAAACTCGCCGACATTCGAGTCGGAGGCGTCGGCATTATCCAAAGCTACAACCACGACGAACAACGCGCCGACGTCCAACCAGTCGTCAAGACACGCTTCCGGGACGCGGACGGCGAGCTCACCTACGTCAAGCCTCCGGTGATTCCGAACGTGGAGATCAAGTTCCCTGCCGGATCGAAAGGGGCCAGTATCGTGTGGCCTCTCTCCAAAGGCGACCAGGTCTACCTGTGCATAGCTGACCGCTCGCATGACGAGTGGAAAGGCACGGGCAACAAGGGAACCGAGCCAAGCGACCCCCGAAAGTTCGACCTAACAGACGCCTTCGGGTTCCCGACACAGGGCGGCCCGTCGGACCCCATCGACCCCGACCAACGAGACGCTGGGGCTTTGGTCGTGTCGGCCGACAAGGTAAAACTCGGATCGGCGAACAACACCGAGCCGGTCGCCATCGGGCCGGATGTAGAAACGTATCTCAAAAACCTCGTCACAGAGATTGTGTCTAATATAGTGAGCCCGTACAACGCCCACTCGCACCCGGACCCGGTCTCCGGCCCGCTCCCGCCGCCTCAGCCTTCAGCCACAGCGCCAACGTCGCCAATTGACGACGAGTTTAACTCGGATAACGTCGAAGCCAAGGACACTCCATGAGCGATCTTTCGAATCAGGCTGCACAAAACATCGTCGACGCGCTCGAATCGGAACTGGGACGTTTCGACCCGTCGGATTACGGCGGTTCGTCGTCGGCTTCGCAAACGAAGTCGAACACGAAAGACGGGATGGAGATCATCGCCCGGTTCATCCAAGCTTCGTCGGGCGCGTCGTTCGAGGCCGCGTACTCGAGCGAGCCCGTTCCGCAGTCGAGGTCGAAGTTCGAGTGGACAAGCACCGAACTGGAAGACCTCGACTACATGGACCTCGACTCGTTCGGGGAAATCAAGTTTTTCAACGACGCGCGCTACAGAGTCCATTTTAGCGGGACTCTTACGGGAGCGCTAAAGGGAGTCGTGTCGACATTCACGGTCGATTTCGACCTAAACGGGACGATTCTCGACCGTTCGATTCGAACGGAGTCGTGGGACGGAGGAGGAGACGTGTCGGTCTCGACGGAAATGATCGTTCCCGCGAACGAGAACGACGTTTTGACTATCAACGCGGTCGGCGGCAACGGGGAAGGCGGACAACTCGACGTAAAAAATGGCGTGTTCAACGTGGTGGTTCTATGACTGCACTGAAACTACAACGAGAAGGTAAACTCGAGACGCCTCTGGCGTTCGTCGCCGAAGAAGAGGAGGTCGCCCAGCGAGTCAAGATACGGCTCCTTGCGCTCGAAACAGAGTACTCGTTCGACCGAGAGTTCGGCCTAGATTGGTTGTCGTGGACGCAGCAGAAGCCGCCCCCGATCGAAGAAATGGCGACCGATATGTTGTCCGAGGTTCTGGAAGTAGACGGGGTCGTGGACGCGAGCATCGACCCGCCGGACAATCCGAACGCCGAAGAACTCACGTTCGACATCGAAGTCAAACTCGAGCAATTCATCGAAGGCGGCTCGACTGTCGGGATTCAATTGGAGACCAAACCCGGCGAGCCGACCGCACGTACTGTACTGATTGAGTGACGTATGAGCCAAGGCTACCAAGCACTGACCGCATTCGAGCTAAAAGAGAGGCTCGAGACTCGAATCAACGACAAGCTCCCGAGCAACATCCAACTCACGTTCGACCCCGACACTCCCGAAGCTCAAATTATCGAGGCTGCGGCAGAGGTGTTGGGCGAAATCTCGCAACAGTCGCAGGCCCTCTACGACCAGCGCCGTCTCACGAACGCCATCGGCCAGGATCTCGAAGACCTCTGCTTCATCGGAGCGGGCATCGAGCGGCTCGAGGCCACGCCCTCGACGGTCGAACTCGAACCCGTCGGCGACGCGAATACGCCTATCCCGGCGGGTCGACAGGCCGAGGGTCCCGAAGGCTACGTCTGGGAGTCTATCGAGGACGGAAAGATCGACGGCTCGACGATCACGTTCGAGGCCCAGACCCCCGGCGCCATCTCGGTCGAGGCCAACGCCGATTGGAGAATCTTGACGCCTGTCGACGGGCTCGACGACTACCAGAACGCCAACCCGGCCAACGTCGGGCGGAACCGAGAAACCGACACGGCGCTTTTGAAACGCCGGAACGAGCAGTTCGGTCGAGGAACAGACAACCGCTCAGACTCGCTCAGGGCGGCTCTTCTAGACTTGCCCTACGTGGACCATGTGTCGGTCCTAGAAAACGATTCCTCGGCCCAGCAGACGGTGCAGGGCTACGATCTGCCCGCCCATTCGATGTCGATTGTCGTCTATCCGACCACGCTTGACGCCTCGCAGAAGCAAGAAGTCGCGGACATCATCTACAGCGTCAAGCCGCAGGGCATCGAGACGGTCGGTTCTGAGACGTTTGCTGTCACGGGCGTGGACCAAAACACGATCGACATCGAGTACAACTTCGCCGAAGAAGTGACAGTCGCCGTCGACGTGGAACCCGTCGTGTCGAGCGACTTCAACGAGGTGAAAGCGGAGATCGAAGACGCCGTCGACGACTTCTTTAGCTCGCTGGGCGTCGGGGAAGACGTCAAGTTCGCCTCGCTCGTGGGACGAGTTGCGCAAATCAACAACTTCGATCTGGTTCAAGACTTGAACCTCAAACTCGACGGAAAGACCAACGAGCCGTTCGACGTTGGCCCGAATAAATTCGCCGTGCCCTCCACGACTGTGACCCAACCATGACTGAGCAGTACATTCCCAACCTGGACGAACGGGCCGTCGACGAGTTGTTCCACCAATTTAGAGGACCGAACACGGGATTCCTCGAGGCATTCGCAGAAGCGTTCGGCGAGACGGGTCAAGACGTCGAGGACAAGATGTTCGGATGCATCATGTCCTCGAGGCTATCGACTGCCGACGGGGACTACCTCGAGCAGTGGGGCGACTTGGTCGGCGAGAGTCGAGGCACGCTTGACGACGACTTTTACCGCCGCGTCATTCGAGCGAAGGCGGCGGCGAACCGAAGCGACGGACATTACTCGGACACGAAGCGTGTCGTCGACGAACTCTTCGACTACCAAGACTTCAAACTCTTCGACTATTACCCTGCTTTACTCCGCGTCGTCGTGTTCGAAAGCGTCGACTACACGACGAACTATCTGAAACGTTCGAAAGACCTCATCGAGCGGGCCACTGCCGCTGGCGTCGAGACGTCGTTTGTCTACGCCGAACCTATCACCGGCATCGTCTTCGGCGACCCCGACAGAGGCCTCGACAACGGCATCTTCTCAAACCAAATCGAGTAATCTATGGCGACTGAGTACGACGAATTTCTCGACGAAATCCGCTGGGCGTACACGACCAATCAGTACCGAGGGTCTATCCCCGCTGCCATCTCGCAAAACGGGTACCAAAACGGCGACACGCTCCCGAACGAGGAGTTCAACGAGCTTCTCTACCGTGTGTCAAAAGCGGCCAGCTCGTACAACCACAACTTCGGCGTCTACCGCTCGACCAAAAACTTCCTCGAGCAAACGAAAAAAGGGGAGTACGGCTATATCTACAAAGAACCCCTCGACACGACTGACCCGCTCGAGGCGCTCGATTCTGGTCCCTTCTTTACGTCGAAACAAACGACTCGAGACGGAAGCGACCTCCAGTGGGGCAGCTATCCTAAGTTCGCTCAGGATTCGCACCAAATTGCAATCTCGTTTGGCGGCGCTATCGAGTTGTACGAAATCGACTCGGAAAACGTGCCCGGTGGCACATACGAGCTAAAGAAGATCAACGAGCTGGACCTGTCCAACTATAACTCCACTGACGGGAAGACGTATCTTTCGGCCGACGTCGCTATCTCGAATGGCCGCATTGGAGTGGCTGTCGTATGCCAAGACGATAGCGACCTCGACTTTGTCGTCACAGACTTTAGCTCCTCCAGCTCGATTGGCGAGAACTCGCCGCCTGTCGACCGAGCCGAGGATGTCATAACCGGCACAGACGGAGCTTTCATTTCGACAGACGGAAGACGGTACTACCTCGCTCTCCACGGCGACCCCGGCCTCACGTCTATCGAGGTTTACTCCGATTCGGCCACCCTTATACAGTCTCTTTCTCTTCCGACGAATTACGAACATGTCACGCCGACGCAGCTTCAAGGACCCGAGAGAGTTCTAGCGGCCGATTCGTCTATTTGGATGTTCCAAGACGACTCCACGGGAGATAGAACCTTTTTTGACTTGAACCACTCGACGTGGAGCTTCACGAACGAACAGTTCAATGCTGGAGTGTCCGACAACGCTTTGCTAAGGTCGAACGGGTTTGGAGTTCTCGTCACGTATGAGTCCGCCGGAGGCCCTCAAATCAACCTCACGTATCAGCCGTTTCTCGAGCAAAGAAACAATCGAGGCTGGACGCTTACACAAGGCGCCGCAGGGGACGTAGAAGACGTACTAAAAACGTACGATCCAAGCAACGATGAAGCCTTGGCGATGGCGGATATCTCTGGCATGACGACCGCTTGGGCGCTGTACGACACGGGGATTAATAGTTTCCTCGACGAGTTCATCGGAAAATTCAAGACGGGCTCGAGATTCGAACGTCTCGAGTCTGACGATGTCGTTGATTACAGCTCGATTGTAGACCCGGCCTGGTCGAACTTCAACGCTGACGGTCTTACGGCCATGCAAGTCACGACAGGCTCCCCCGATACGTACACAATCAACCACATGTCCCGCCCGTCGGATTTGGTACGAGTGTGTCATTGCTCGGAAGAAGAACGGGCGATGAACGGCGAATCTGTTCTCGAAATCGACCACGTGTAAATGGCTAATAAATTCGAACAAGCAAACGAGTTCGTCATTGCGTCTGTCGGCGCGTC